AGAATGAGCTTTGGTGATAGTGCTTCTATAGATGCATTTAGCAGAATGAGGGTATCTAATCCTCAAGTCGTTTTTGACTCTTTAGAGCCGATAGTTGCTAAAAGTACTATCTATTCACAAGCAACAAGCGGAAGCGCAAGCATAAGCTATGTTTCTAATCAAAGCAGCCATAATTTTACAACAACAAACGCCAGCGGCGACAAAGCTACAAGATCCAGTAAGAAATTAATTGAATATGTTCCAGGAACAAGCCTTATGGTTTTTTGCACAGGCGTTATGGGTGTTGGTGCTACGGGATCAAGTCAAAGAATAGGAATGTTTGATGACCAAAATGGTTTATTTTTTGAGCAAAAAAATGGAAATATGGGTATCACTTTAAGAACTTATACAAGCGGAAGTGCTGTTGATACACATTACACGCAATCTATTTGGAACATAGACAAAATGGATGGAGCTGGAAGCTCAGGCATAACTTTAGATTTCACTAAGACTCAAATCTTTGTGATTGATCTTCAGTGGCTCGGCGTTGGTCGTGTAAGATTTGGCTTTGATATCGATGGAGTTTTATATTATTGCCATGAAATTTTGAATGCAAATAATAAGAGCGTTGTGTATATGACAACGCCAAGGCTACCGATTCGTTTTGAAGTTGAAAACACAGCCGCTTCTACAGCGTTAACAGATTTCAGACAAATTTGCGCTTCTGTTATAACCGAGGGATCTATCCCAAGTGATTTTTTTCCGAGATCGATAAACAATGGGATAACAACTATTGGCACAAGCACGACTATAGAGCCAATTTTATCTATCAGATTAAAAGCAGCGTATGCAAATAAAGCGAATATAAGAATAAAAAATATCAGCACTACTTCAGTATCAAGATCAGATCATTTATTTCAGATATGGCTTAATCCAACACTAACGGGAGCTTCATTCGCTGATGTTGATGGCATTGCTCAAAAAGATGTTACAGCGACAGCAATAAGCGGCGGTACTTTGCTTGGAAGCTACTATTCTAGTGCTTTAACTCAGTCTCTAAGCGAAATATTTAGACCACAATTTGTTTTAGGTGCTGAACTTTCCGGTACTGTTGATATACTGACAGTGAGTGCTACTGCTTTAACTGGTACTGATAATGCCGTAGCCTCTATTGATTATGAGGAGCTTTATTAATGTCTGACAATTGGAAAAAAGCTCTTGAAAAACAGACAGAGCAATTAAAAGATTTCTTCTTTTTGAAAGAAAAGATAAAAGATTTGTTAGGTATCAGTAAACTTGAAAAAGAAGTTTTTGAATTAAAAAATAGGCTAAATGTAAAGGATATACCATGGTAAAAATTATCGCAGATATTGGCAGTAACTGGATCACTATCGATGATATCTATGAATCAATAGAAAAATGTGCAGAACTCGGCGTTCATATTTGTAAATTTCAATATTTTACATATGAGAAATTATACGGCGTTGAGGGCGGCATATGTAAGTCAATTCCTAAAAGCTGGATACCGCTCATTGCAAAATGTTGTGAACAAAATGATGTCGAGTTTATGTGTACCGTATTTGATCCAGCGGATATTGATTTCATCTGGGATTATGTTTGGCTTTTTAAAGTTGCCTCTCCTGAAATCAATCATCTTCCGATGCTTGAAGCAATTGCAAAGTATGAAGAATCTCCTCACGGTGTTTTGATATCTACGGGATGTGCAACGGAGCAAGATTTAAAAATAGCAAGTGATATTATACCAGAATCAAAGCTCTGTTTTATGGCTTGTGATAGTACATATCCAAGCACAAGCGCCCCTCTTCAGAATCTTAGCTATTTAAGAGAAAACTATAATCGTATAGGTTATAGTGATCATTCTACTGATAATCTTTTTGGCTTGATTATCGCCGATTCTTTTGATTGCGAATTTTACGAAAAACATTTTAGACTCACAAAAATAACAGGTACTCCCGACACTAATCATAGTTTAGATGAATACGATTGGCGTTATATGATACAAACATATCGGCAGTGGAAAACTGATTTAAGCGCAGATTGGATTGATCAACATAAACCATTCAAGCGTATTAAAAAAGCTGATGGTTTTTTTAGGCCAGTTCCCCATTGAAAGTATTTAAGCCGCACAGCGACAAGCAAGAAAACTTTTTATTTTCTCAAAAAAAGATAGCCATACTTGCTACTGGCATTCAGTTTGGGAAAACATTAAGTGGCGTTGTGTGGCTTAAAATGCTTATGCATAAGTACACCGATCCCTCTCATAATTTTATCGTCTGCTCTCCAACATACAAAATTCTAGCGCAATCAACACTACCACCATTTTTAGAAGTTATGGATGAGTGCGGCAAACTTGATAGACAAAATATGTGTTTTGAAATTAATGGCGGTGGAAAGTGTTGGTTTAGGACAAACACTGACGCAGATAGTGTGGTTGGTATTACAAATGTGATGGGAATTTTATGTGACGAAGCAGGATTGTATTCCAGATATTTTTGGGACAACATACAAGCTAGATCTAGTTTTAAATCGGCACCCATTCGGGTCGTAACTTCTCCTTATTCGTTGAATTGGCTTTATCAAGATTTCATTAGGCCATATCTTAGAGGCGATAGCTTTATCAGAGATATTTGTGATCTTTATCAAGCTACGAGTAAAGAAAATCCATACTTCCCAGACGAAGAGTATGAGCAAAGGCGCAGGACTATGGAACCAAGGCGCTTTAATATGATTTATGGTGGTAATTTTGATAAAGCTGATGGATTAGTTTATCAATGTTTTGAGAGAGAATTGCATGTTGTTCCGATTCAAGATTTGCCTGCAGGGACAGAATATTATGGGGGTATCGACTGGGGTTACACCGATCCATTTGTCATCATTATAAGAGCTATAACCCCTGATGGCTTTCACTTTGAGATATTTGAACACTATAAAACCAATCAAACTATAACCGAGATGAAAGCGACTTTGAATCGGATCAGGACAACACTAGGCATTAAAGTTAAAAGATTTGTAGCAGACCCCTCTAGGCCAGATTATATCAATGAACTTTGTAGAGATGGACATACGGTTATTGCTGCAAATAATGATATAAGAATTGGCATTGATAAACATTATGAGCTTATGCGTTCAGAAAAGTATGCTGTCTTTGAAGGGCGTTGTCCCAATGTTGTCGATGAGTATGAGATGTACCATTATCCAGAGATCAAAGATTTAAAACCTGATCAGACTCAAAAAGATGAGCTTCCGGTTGATAAAGACAACCACACAATGGACTGCATTAGATACATAACATCTGACACATATAAGCTATTTGGAGCTAAGAAGAATAGATTTTCTACCCATTCTCAAATTGAACAAAAAAACTCACACAGTAAATCAGTGCTTTTTGATACTGAGATTGAAAAATTAAAGAAGAAAAAAAGAAGAGAAAACTGGACTAATGCTCTTTAATTAATTATTATGTAATAATCCTACCGGATCATTGATTATAATCAGCTAACAAATAAATAGGTTTTAAAATGCCGACGTATTTATATGTTTGCCCAAATTGTAACAGTGAAAATTCTATTGTTAAAAAAATAGTTGATATTGATCGTAATGAGATTTGTCTTAATTGTGATCATAAACTTGTGTCAAATGATAGGCGCATAACTGGCGGCAATGGCTTTTTATATGAAAAAGTTGAACATGCTGAATTTAACCCCGGTCTTGGCTGTGTTGTAAGAAATAGATCACACAAAAGAGAATTATGCAAAAGAATGGGCGTTGAAGAGATAGGCAATGAAAAGCCTGAATCAATTCACAAGTATTTTGATAAATCCAGAGAAGAAAAAAGATTAACAAGCTGGGCTAAAGTTTATGATTGAACAATATACCCATGAGAGTTTTGATGAGTTTAAAGCCTCGCCGAATATAGATCAAACTGATGAAGAAGAGGCTTTGGTCAAAAAGACAAAAGAAACTTTTTATAAATTTAAAAATTATCGAAAGCGTTATGATCACAGATGGCTTGATTATTATAAGCTGGTGAGAGGTCAGCAGTGGGATTATAGAAGGCCGAGATGGAAAAACTCAGAAGTCGTTAATCTAATATGGCAGACAATTCAAAGTCAGATACCCCTTCAGACAGATGTTAGGCCAAGATTTTCATTTTTACCAAAAGAACCAAGTGACAGAGAATTTGCACAAGTTTTAGACTCGATTGCTGAGAGTGATTTTGAAAATAATAACTGGTTAAAAGTTATATTCGAAGTTTTATTCGATGGCTGGGTATATGGTACAAGCTTTTCGTATGTTGGATATAATCAAGAGGAGAATTATGGTTTAGGTAGTGCTAGTTATAATACAGAAGATATTTTTCATATCTATCCCCATCCTGACGCTAATGATGTCAATTGCG